TCAGGAGTGAGCGCGGCGTGCATGGTTAGGGTCCTGGCCATTGCGGCGCAGATGCTCGGCCAGCGCCTTGATGATGCGTAGCAAGGTATCTGCATCGCACATCCGCAGGGGCGTGGCCACCGGGCCTGCGCTCGCGGCAGCACCGCTCATCTGGAGCGCGATACCCTCGGCGTAGGCGATTTGCTTGCCTTCCCCGATACCAGCTTCGATGCACAGCCGTCGAATCTTCCACAGCCGGCGCTGCTTTGCCTTGTCTACCAGCTTATTGACCCAGTCCCATTCGTTGTCTTTTGTTGGAGCTGGCGTCGTGGATCCACCTGATCTGCGCAGGTGATCAAGAACTGCTTTCGCACCAACCAGGTTTAGATCGCGCTGCGAGCTGACCCCGGCTTTTTCCATCATCAACGCCCGGCGCGTATCGTCTTCAATGCCTTGCTTGGCGCACTCTGCGCGAATGGCGCGCAGCATGGCGGGGAGATTCGCCGATGGCTTTGCTTTCATGGCTTCAATACCTTGAAATGGACAACCCACACCCACGGATTTTCTAACCAGGAGTCGGGGCCGTTGATGGACTCCCAAAGCAACCGGTACTGCTCGGCATAGATGTACGAACGACGCGGCTCATCCGGGTGGATGGTGAATGGAACCTGGCAGCCCTCGGCCTTTGCATCCGCCTCGCTGATGTCCTGCAGCTTCTCGACACGTATTTCAACAACCTCATCAAGCCCGCGGGACATCCAGCGCATCATGAAGCGCGCGTGCCTGTACCGTCCGCCTGAGAATTGAACCGGCGCTGGGCCATCCGCCTCGTACCAGATCTGAGCATCACGCGGCAGATCGCGCGGCGGCAGGTCGTTGTAGATCGCCAGCGTGCGCCATGCTTCGCGCACCCACAATAGGTCGCCTGGTTGGCCGTAGGGGCACAGAACCGTCCTGATTTCACTTTCGCTAAGTTGCTCAAGGGCAATTGACGGGCCACCAGGCGCGATGATTTTCCCGCCATGTTTCTGGACAATCACCCGCCGCGTATTCGTCTTAATCCCAGCCCGCCGTGCGCGGACCATCTCGGGGCTGTAGGGAATGGGGATTTCGCGCGGCATGTTCATCGACTCACCAAATTTGCAGGGATACGCCAGCGGAGACGGATGAGAAGGATCAGCTTTCCGAGCGAGACAACCGATTCCGTGTAGGCATTCTGTTTCGTGATGCCAAGTTCGGCGGCGACTTCTTGGAGCGTCATGTTGTGCTCAAGCTGCGGACTCAGCGCAGCGCCTAAGCGATAGCACTGGGTCCAGGTAGGCGGCTTGCTATTAGGCCTGGTGCAGTGAGTAGTCATTGGACGTTAATTCCGCCGACCAGAAAGAACAGTGGCCAAATTAGAGAGAACTTCAGGCCAGCCCCTTTGGTGAGGAAAAACAATGCACCAATGCCATAAATGATGGCGATACCCGTCAGAACGTATTGCCACCATGACCAGTCAAGCGTGAATTCAATGTGCATTTCCTATTTCTCCTGCGTCTGTCATTGCTTCGCTTAATAGGCGTTCATGCAATCTCTCGACTAGACGTTCGGCGCTGGCCAGAATGCGGCCGTTGCTGATCTCGATAGACGGCCTATCGATTCCTTGCTCGGCTACCAGCTTGTCCATGTGATCAAAGATCATCCGGCGCGTGAATCCCTCGGCTGCCAGCTCGTCAAGGAGTCGAGCCGAGCGTCTCGCATCGACTTTGCGTAGCTGCTCGTACACGCGACGAACCTCGTAAGCGTTGCGCGCCGTCACCTTGTGCCGATTTAGTTGTAAGCCGTGGCCTTTGTACCCAAGATTCCTGGCCAGAATTGACTTGCTGTATCCGTCTGCTAACAGTTCGTCGATCAGCTTCCACGTCTCGCCTGCGTCAATCAGAGCATGGTCGGCAGCTTGCGCGACCGTGACTGCGAGAATTGCGCGCTCAGTGCGGGACCGGATGTTCTTTTTCTCGCCCTTGATGATCGACCACAGGATTGACCCGCTCACACTAGAGGCATCCGCAACGGCATGACGCCCAACGCCTAATTCAGACAACTCTGCCAAGTGCTCGCGTGCCTTATCAGCTGATACCAGTCCATTCCAGTCTCCGGCTTTGCGAGCCGCCTGGCGTGCACGCTCGTAATCCGAGTTTGCGCGACGGCAGTGAAAACAGCGACACCCTGCCATGTAGCGCAACCGTTCACCGTGGGGTCTGTCTTCAGCAAGGGTTGAGATAGGCCGAAGACCCCGCTTCTGCATTTGATCGGATAGCTGTTGCACGGCTTCAGCCTTCCTTCATTTCGCCGCCCAGCGCTGCCGTCAGATCCTGCAGCATCTTCACCAGCTCGCCAGTCATCAGAGCGAAGTCACCGTCGAACTGTTCGTCTGCTGATGCTCCGGACTGCTCGGCCTGCTCCTTGAGCACGTCGAGGAAAGCCAATCGCTTGATATGCAGTTTGTCATCGAGGACAAAGGAGATGCGGTCGCTCCAGGTCATGCCAAGTTTGGCTGCAACCTTGCCGGCGGCGATGTGTTCGCTGATCTCCGGGCCGGACAAGCCGTGATGCACGTAGCGGATCGCCGATTTTGCTTCCGCCGCAGTGCGCAATTCACAGTCGCTGTCGATACTGAAGCTGGCAGGTGCCTCGCCGCCAATGAGCCAATCCGTCATCGCGGCGATGGGGGAAGTTTTCGTCTTCAGCAGGCGCGGCGCAATCTCCTCGACGCTGGTGATCAGCGCCTCGACGAAATCGTCGGCGCGCGCATCAGAGCCGGCATCGATCACCAGCCAACCGTTAACCGGATCAAGCCATCCCCATGTCGTACTCCGCCGTGTGAAGGCCCTGGGCATCAGTTCCTCGGAAACGCGGTCGGCGATGTCTCTCATTTCCTTACGTCCGACCTTGCGGCCATCTTCGGCCTCAATGGCGGCAGCGCGTTCCTGGGCGGTCTGGCGAATCACCGCTGCCGGCAGCAGCTTCTGCTCGATACCAAGCGCCAGCAGCCACTGGCGATTCACCGCATGGACGAAAGCGCCATCCTGGCGCGGGAATACCCAGCCGCGGCTAACCATCTCGAAGTCACCGCAGCGGGTGAGAGGCTTCTTTGCCAGCAGCTCGTCGAGCTGGGCGAGGTCAAGGCTAAAGTCGCGCTGGAGGCGATAAAGGCGAAGGTTGCGAAACCACATGACAATTCTCCTTGTCGGTTATGCAGGGGTGGCGATGTCTTCTTTCGGCTTGCCCGCCTTCGCCTTGCCCTTCGGCGCCTTGGGCTTTTCGTCATCCCCTTGGCGGCGCATGGCATCTTCGATGATGATGCGGGCGAGATAGGCCACGTCCGGCATGCCGACGGTGATGTAATGCTGATCGGTCGCCGGCAGCGTGCGGATGCCAACCTTGGCGCGATCTTCTTGACTGAGGTTCGACACGGCGCCAATCACCAGGCTTTCTTCGGTACGAATCAGCACAGCAGCCAATTTCGGAAGTTGCTTCTTGATCGCGTCAATAAGGGCGTCGTCACTATCCCAATCCAGGGATTCGGCAGTGCTCTTGTAGCCGGCGCGCACGCCATCGACGGTGATGCTGCGAGGCTGAGCAAACAGGTGCGGTGCCTCGACGAGCAGGTTTTCAAGCGTCTTCTGTGCCGCCGCTTCCGCGGCAGCGTAAACGTCAATCACGCCCTGGTGCTTCTCCAGGACTGGCGCGATGACGGCCTTAATCTCGGCGTTAAGAACGGCCGATGCGGCCACGGTGTCGTTATGCCGGTTGGCGAGATACTGTGCCGCAGCACGAATCTGTTCCAGCGTGACGGATTGCTCTTGCATCATGACTCCTTTCAGTTCATTGCCTGATCAACCCAATGGCGTGTCGTTGAGCCATCGGGGTACGTTGTTTCGATGGCCGCGCGCTGCTCGCCCTCCGGGTGGTAAATCGTTACGCTCATGCCAAGGGGTAGGAGCCTGCCGAGCGTCGTGATGGCATGGGCTAAATCAACGCGCGCCAACAGGTCCTGTGGAATCTGCTCTGCCATCAACCTGCCGCCGCCACGTAACGCCCGCGCCATGCCGCGCGCAGGGCCTCGATCTTGTCCAGCGTGTGCTCGACGCGACTACTCAGGAACCGGCAGGTCGATTCGACCTCGGCTTCCGAATTGGCGATGAAATAGCCGAGATCGGGGTGGGCGCAGACCGGGATGCCGGCAGCGATCATCTCGCCGACGAGCTTGCGGATCGCGCGCTCGGTCGTGCCAAGGCGGGCCGCCAATGTCTTGGCATCCTGGCCGTTCTTTTCTCCATAGCGCAGCGCTTCCAGCAAGGTTTGTCGCGTGACTTGAGGTTCGGTTGCCATGCTCATCTCCTCAGTGGTGGATGAAAACCGGGGTATCGAAGACGCCCGCGCTGCCGGCGCGGGCTTCAGCGGCTTTACATGTATTGCAGCGCCGCACGCCGGCATGCGGGCTGAGAAAGGGCATTTGGCAGGACAGGCACGTCCGGATTTTTGGCTGGCGCAGCTGCATCTCCAGCTCGCCTTTACGTTCCAGGCGATCCCATGTATTGATCGGCCGGCCGTAAGGGCTGGTCCCGCGCGTCAAGATGACAATCCGCTCGCGCTCCATGCCATCCAGGATGAGGCGGGTATTCTCCTGAGTGATGCCAGCCGACTCGGCAAGCTCCATCAAGGACTTCTTCCCAGCATCAATGGCCGTCAGAATTCGGGCGCGCCTCTCGCTCAAGCTGATTCGTTGTTGCATCACATCACCTCCGGATCGAAGCGGTTAGCAAACCGTGCCAGGTTGCGCACGTCATCGGCTAGCGACAAAGGAATACCGCTCATGATGGTTCCACCCATCTCACGGTGATACCTTCGAACTCTCCGCAAACCACCTTGCAGCCGTCATCGTCGATGAAATAGCGCGGCCCCATCCTGTCCAGGAGAGGCACGATAGACACATCAGCGTCACGACGGATATGGGCTTGCGGCGTGGGTCCAGCCAAGCTGCTCCACACCACGTTCAGGCCCAGGCGCCGCAGCTCGCGCTCGGCATGTGTCAGTAGCGCCAAACGCTCCATAAACGAGCCCGTGAAGACCCGCGATTCGTGTTGTAGCGGCCTGTAATCCGCATTGATTCTGGCTTGTTGCAGATTTGCCATGTCACTCTCCTGCATTGAGTTGAATGATCAAGATGCTCATGTCGGTGACAGACACCTTGACATTCTCCAGGTAGCTGAAACGGTCGAGGATCACGCCATCCGCAAATACCGCGCTGCGGCCGGACAGCAGACCCCGCACCAGGGAGTGGGTAAGACAGAAGCCCTTGCGATTCTTCGGGGTAACGCGGAGCCGAAGCTTCTCCCGTTCCCATGCATCAACATCAAACGATGGGTCTGCAGCCGCATAGCGCTGGCTATAGAAATCCGCCTCGGCATAAATGGCCTCTTCCTCGAGCTCGATGCTGAAGAACCGCTCGGACTCCCACATCCCAGGCGGCATGCGAACCCCGAACTCTTCGGTACTGGCAATCCGTCGCAGGGCTTCCATCTCGTCTTTAAACTCCATACGACCATGCGTCTGCAATGAATGATCAGTTGATGCGTTCATCAATTTCCCCTTTCCAACCAGCGAATATGGCAGCCGCAGCGCTCGAACTGGCCGATGCGATACGGGCCGACCTCGTCGTGGCCATAGGCGCAGTAGAAAGCCTCGTCGCGCGCCACCATGCCCGCCAGGCGCGACTCGACGGCGATCCAGATCGCCGGCTTCACACACAAGCTGCGCACGTCAAGATTGATGATTCGGAAGCTGTCGCGCAGCAGGCTGTTGGCCGCTTCCATAATGGAAACCAGCCTGCTCGCCACCAGCAGGTGCTGGCTGCTTTGGTTTGCTTGTCCAGTGGCCATCACATCCCCCGGATCAGCTCGGCAGTGACCAGCGGGGCCCCAATCTCGGCGGCGTGGTTCATCGCGCGGGTCAGGGTGTTGTTCACGAGCAGCGGGTAAAGATGGGAAACCTCGCGGCGAGATTCCGTGTCGATCCGCGTCCACCGTGCGCGAATTGCATCGTAGGCATCGGGGGCGATGATCGATGCCGGATCCACATTCGCGCGCTTCAGCTTGTGAGCCACGTAGGCTTCGAGCTGCTGGCCGAGCGGCATCAACTCGGCAACCTCGATACGGCGGATCACCTCGCGCGCCTCCGGATGCCGCCGCTCGTCGAGCAAATGCTTCATCTCGGGCTGGCCGATCAGGATGATCGACAGCAGTTTCTTGAAGCCGTCCTGTATCTCGTAGAAGCGCTTCAGGTACTTCAGCGTCGTGATCGACAGATCGTGCGACTCCTCAATCAACAGCACATGGGCACAATCCGCCTGAGCTGACGCCAGCAACACCTCGCGCACTTGCCGCGCCTGGCCTTCAAGCTTGCTTTGCACCTTGGTCCCCGGCGACAGGTCGTTGATGATCGCGGTGCAGATGCTGCTGGTGCTCATCTTCGACTTGTCCACCGTCTGCGGGAAGATCACGCGGATCGGCAGGTCGCGCACCCGATCCAGCAGCGCCTGGCGGAGCGTGCTCTTGCCGCTGCCGGACTCGCCGATCACGGCAAGGAATCCGCCATGCTTGGCCGTCTGGAACATCGCCTCGCCGATGTAGCGCTGATCATCCTGCAAGAACACATCGCCGATCTCGCGGATCTCGTCCTGGAACGGATCCAGAAAAAGCTTGAACTTCCGTTTTGCTGCCTGGGAGAGCATTGCCACCTCCATCGATTCGAATTCGGGTTTCTCTGAACTTGCGCGGAACCGGCCGGAACGCTGGCCGAGGTGCACACCCACCGGGTGGCCACCGCGATAGCGGTCTTCGCTGTCGATCTCCCAAATGTCGGTCAGATCGCTAGCCGGCACGCCCTGCTCAAGTAACCAGGTGACCGTTTGGCGCTTGATAGACTCCTGCGGTGTTTTGACCGGAAAGTGATTGCGGTTCACGATCAGTGACACGGTCGTAATCGACATCGTCTTGCCGTCGAACTGCAGGATCGCTTTCCCGTAGTCCGCGTGCTTGATGCCATAGCGCGTCAACACCCCCTTCAGCTTGAGCGGCATGTATGCGAGCCCTCTATAGTTCGGAGCGCCGGACATGACGGCCTCCTTTTGCGGTTGAGTTCATGCGGTAGAATCTCCATGCTCGTTACACATCCGGGATGTCATTCCCGGTCCATCGGCCCGGTGCGCTGCAACGCATCGGGCCGAATCACGTCAGGCCGCAGCGATCCGCCGCGGCGCCTCCATCATTCGGTTTGCCACCTCCGGCAGCTCGGCCTCCGTTACGCCGGCCGGATACAACTGCGCCATGCGCGTGTAATGCTCGCCGGACCAGCCGGGCACCATCCGCGCCAGGCGCGTTGCCATACCCACATGACCGAGGCGTTCTTCCTCGACCTGCAGGCGCGACGGCACCTTCATCGAATCCGGCGCGGCGGCAATCCCCGGCAGTGGCGTCTCCAGCGCGGTGCCGCGCTTCGGGATGTAGGCCGGCAGATTGGCGATGCCATCCTCCATGTCTTTCCACGGATCGATCTTGCCGTCGAAGGCCAGCCGCTTCGCCTTGCGCGCCTGCCCGGCGCCGTCAAGTGTTTCCTCGCCCATCAGCAGCTTTTCGATATCCTTCGCCGCGCGCTGGGCCGGCGTGTCCGCATGGCGGCGATAGGATTCGCCAATCACCGGGGCGCCAATATCGAAGCCATTGCTATCCTTGCCAACCGGCTCGACCACGTAATAAATCTCGCGGCCATCGGCGTCGAAGCCGACGATCTGCGCAGCCTCCGGTCGCCAGGGATTGCGGCAGACCATCACCTTCGAGCCGTTTTGTATGTCGGGTACGACCGATACGTCGAAGTTCTCGCCGCGATAGCTGATCTGCAGCTTGTCGTTAACCGTGCGCTCTTCGGGGGCCGTCGTCGTCAATTCACGGCAGACCTCCAGCGGCGGTGCGATGCGCAGCTGGTCGGCGCTGATGCGCAGCCAGGCCTCATACCGCGTCATGCCGTGCCGTGCCATTACGCTGCCGCCATTGAAGCTCTGGCGCCAGCGTGCCGCCGCTGCGTTCAGTTCGTCGAGCGAGTTGATCGCCGTCAGCTTCAGGCGGCTCTCGAAGCTCTTCTCAATCAGGTCGTGGGCCTTTTCCACCTGGCCCTTGGCGCGCGGATTGCCCACCTGGTTGATCTGCACCCGTACCTGCAGGCTGCGGCACAGATTCTTGAACAGCGCGCCAGTGTTGGCGCTACCGGGGTCAAGCATCGCCATCAGCGGCACGCCATGCACCGGCTCACCCTCGCGCTTCTGGATCGCATTAATGAACACCGTCGCCAGGTTCTCGCCGCTCTCGGCCCCCAGCACATATTCGACATAGATATGCCCGGAAGTGTGGTCGGTGATGGCGTAGCGCCAGACGCGGTCGTGTTCGATCTTCGCCACGTTGGCCGGTTTGTTCTTGTAGAACTCGGCAGCGTCCATCGCGCGCAATCCGGACGTACGTTGCAGGTAATACAGCACGCACAGCGAGGCGTCGATCTGCCAGACGTGATTCGGGTGTAGAGACGCCAGCGAGACCGCCGCCGCCGGGCGCAGCAGCGTATCCGGGTGCAGGCCATAGGCACGCAAGGCGCGCGTGATCGCCGAGATCGACAGCGGTCGAATCACCCCATCGCCATCAATCGTCTCGGCGCGGATCATGGCGTTAGCGCGTAGCATATCGACCGCCTGCTCAACAGAGAGCAGGCGCTTGCCGTTGCGGCGATGGCTCTCCATCATCAACGCCGAGATGAGCTCGGCTTCGTGCCGTGGCAGCGCCGTCTTGCCGGCGTCCGAGCGGCGCTTGCGCGGGTTGCGAATCATCATTTCCTTAACCCATTTCTGTACGGTTTGCCGGGAAACCCCCAGATCGTCTGCCGCCGCCTGATATAGATCCGCCTTGCCGCCATGCGACGCCAGGGCGAGCGCCTGGATCAGGACGTGAATGCGGTGGGACTGAGCGGCGGAAAGCGGCATGGCGGCCTCAGAATTCGCCCAGGCCGCATTCGAGGCGGACGGTCTGTGTCATGCGTTCGATCTGGCGGATGGCGCCTTCCAGAATGTCACCTGACTCCCCGCCGTGGATGGCGTGGTGGTCGGTAATCGCGCGGATCGCGGGCATCACCTTGCCGGCAATCTCGTGCTCGGCGCTCGTTACAAACCCCGCCAGCTCGTGGCGCAGGCTGGCGAGGACATCGTCCGGCTCTTCTGTCTTCACGCGGCCCTTGCGCGCAGCTAGCTCGTCGATCTTGGCATTCTTGTCGGCGATCAGGCGATCCTTGGCGGTGGCGGTTTCCTTGGCTTCGCGCAGGGCGGCGCGTAGCTCCTTCACGCTCATGGTTGCCACATCGTCCAGGTGCAGTTCGCCGGTCTGGCCGGTCAGCGCTAGCTCGTCAATCTGCTCGTCGTCGAGGACGAGCATTTCCAGCAGCTTGGACTGGGTGCCGATTGCCTTAAGCAAATGCTGCGACGTCGCGGCATTTGAAAACTTCGCAGACGCCTGCATGAAGCGTTGAGCAACGCTGGCATCAAGGCCGAGAGCGTCAAGTCTCTGGCCAAATTGTCCGTGCTCGCAGGCAGCCTTCAGAACCATCAGCCCGCGCCCCACCTCCAGGCAAGCCTCTACGCTGCGCCGCATGTTGGCCGCGATGTCGCGCTGGATCAGGTCTGGATCGGTGGCCTCGGCGGGAAGCTGGTAGCCAAGCTGCGCTGCCACGGCACGCACCGTCGCCTCCTGAGCCTGGTGTGCCACTACCATCTGGTGTTCCTTCTTCGCCAGGTCGGCAGGTGTGGCGCTCACGAACTGCGGGCCAACAGCCTCAGCTTGGTCAAGTTTCCTGCGGCCTTTGCCGTTGGTCTTTGTGCCTTCGTCTTTCTGTGCCACTTCGCGCTCCTTCAGGTAATTGATGGTTTTGGTCAGTTCTTGGTCTGGGTCGGCAGGCATGTCGGCATGTCCGGCCAAGATGCGTTCGGCGTAATAGAGGGTTGCGGGGTCGATCCCATCCTGGCGCAGTTGTGCAGCGCTCCTGGGCATCAGTGCGGCTCCCGCGAATAACGCTGTTCGAATTCATCGACGCGCGCCCGCAGCTTGGCGAATTCCTCGCCGGTAGCCCGCGAGATCTGCACAATCTTCGGTGTCAGGCGCCAATACTCGTCCCGGCCGGGGATGCGCTCGGCCAGCCCTTCCTCGGCCAGCACCCCGAGATCGCGCAGGGCGTTCGGCAGGCTAGTCCCGAGTGCTTCGGCTACCTGCGACAGCCGCAGGCCGTCCATTACGTGGCCTTGCAGGATCAGCAAGGCGCGCAGTGCGCGGCGGGCCGACTGGCGGTCTTGTTTCGGTTGGGTCATGCTTCTGGCTCCAGGTCTAGTTCAGGTTGGTTGTTGCGGGCGATGGTCTCGCGGTGCCAGGCCAGGCCAGCCATGCCCGCCTCAATGGCCGCCAGTGCCGCAGCGGCCTCAATAGTCCCGGCCGCGAAGGCCAGGATCGCCCCGGTGGCATCGTTGAGCACGCCCTGCAGGGCCTGCACGTCGATGGGCTGTACCTTGCGGCCGGTCGGCATCGGCACGACCAGTGAGCCGGACGAAAGCGCCAGGTAACGCGAGGCGTAGTCGATTCCGCAGACGTGCTCATAGACGGGGATCAGGATCGCCGGCATCCGGCCGGTGGCCAGCCACTTGTATAAGGCGTCCGGTGTGACGCCCATCAGCTCGGCAATACGCTCAACGGTCAGTTGCTTGCGCTCGCGTGCGTAGTCCTTGCAAAACCTGAGCGCCTCAATCAGCGAGGTCGGAGAGAGGCGTTTCCAATCGCGTTTCATGCTCGGAACCCCTTCACGGACCTTGCGTCAGAACAAAAAATCGATTGGAATATGCGCAAGTCTGTTTTACTAGGTGAAAATGAAGCCATCGCAAAAAGACGGGAATTGGTCATGACGCACGCTGAAGAAATCGAGACATTGCGGAACGAAGTCGCGCAGCTGCGCGACGAACTGGATCGAATGGACGATTGGGCGAATGGATTGATGGGTGCGCTGCAGGATCTGGCCCTGCCATTGCTGCGCACACACCCAGATATTGCGGACACGGTGAAGTCGTCGTGGCGTCTGGCGTCGGTACGTTGGGAGAAACTGCAAGCGGACACTGGGCAGGCCGATGATTTTCACGAAACTGCCGATCTGCTTGAGCCGCGCAAGATGCTTTATCGAGCGCTTGAAGGGATCGGAGTATTTCCTCCGCCCTGGTGCGAGACATGATTACCTTGCCGTTGGCGCGGGTCGATTCGCGCACCAGGATGTCGACGCGTTGCTCGAAGTCTTCACCGGTCAATGGGGGTATTGGGCAATAGCCGGCTTGCATGATTAGGCTGCCAGGCGGTCGGTATGTGGCTTCATGCCTAGCTTCACGGCGATTTCGTGAGCCTGGCCATAGAAGCCCTTCTCCTGACCGTTGAGGACGCGATAGACGGCGGTACGTTTGTAGCCGTGCCGCTTTGCCCAGTCGGTGATCGTTTCGCCGCGTTGGCGGAACTGTTTTTTGATTTGATCGGCGGTCATGTTGTCGGCCTCCGTTGTTGGTAGATGTTGGTGATGTGATGTGGAGATTCTATGCCTAAGAAATTAGGCATGTCAACTATCTTTGGTGGCCTATGGGTATTGATCGTTCTGAAATAGCTATACGTCTCGTTGAGGAGCGCACGCGTGTTGGATACAGTCAGGCTGACTTTGCGAGACAGCTATCTGTGAGCCGAGAAATGTTGCGGCGCTACGAAACCGGTGCGAGTGGGCTAAGTGGGGAATTCCTCGCAGACGCTGCCTCGCTGGGTGTCGACGTCCAATATGTGCTTACTGGAGTTGCTTCGCAGAATCGTGATGAGGCGGTTAAGGCAGCACAACCGGCCGTGCATGTGTCAGGTGGATCGGCTAATGTCATCGCGCTTAATCATGGTCCGATAACCATGATCGCTACGCAGCGGCATATCACGAATACAAAGGCAGAAGTGAAGCCCGGCGATGAGCACATCTCCGAAGATCAGGCAGTGACACTAACGGCATTAGTAGGTGATGTTGTCGAGCTAGAGGCAAAGCTCAAGCAGAAACCAAGAGGACATCGCGCCGTGTGGGGGGCTCTTAACGCGCACTGCGGTGTAACTAGATATCGTCTGATCGCACACGGAGATTTCCCCAAAGCAGAGAAGTACCTACGTCAGTGGATCGGAAGGCTTAACTCGATGGCCAGCGCGCCGGTCAAAGATGGCGACGCATGGCGCAAGCGGCATTACGCTTACATCAAGATCAACAGTAAAGACGATCCTGACTGGATTACTCGCTATCTTGCAAAAACCTTTGGTGCGACCAGTCTCACAGAGTTATCGAATGAACAGTTGGAGAAAACATATCGGGCAATTGCATCACGCAAACAGGGAAAGAAATCGCTGAGATGAGAACCTCTTGGTGGCCGCCTCACCAGCGCCGACATTGGTCGTTGCTCCTGGCGCTGCTGGCTTTCTCGGCAGGCGCTGAGACGATGCACGGCGAGGTGATCGCCATTGCCGATGGAGATACCATCACGATACGTGGTTCCGACGCTAGCGTGATTGTGCGGATCGCCGGCATTGATGCGCCAGAAAGGCGGCAACCGTTCGGTCGAGAATCGACAGCCAACATGCGTCACATGCTGTTCGGTCATGCCGTGGCTGTCGACTGGCATAAGCATGATCGCTACGGTCGCGTCGTCGGTAAGGTGCTATTGGATGGTGTAGATGTTGGGCTTGCGCAGATCAAGGACGGTGCAGCCTGGCACTACAAGGCATATGCTCACGAGCAACCTGGTGATGATCGCAATCGCTATGCAGCTGCTGAAATTGAGGCTAGAAATGAACGCCGCGGGCTATGGGGTAAAGAGGATCCAGTGCCACCGTGGGATTGGCGAATGACTCGGAAAAACAAAAATGCAAAGACTCAAGGTAAGTAACCTGGTCGCGGGTAAAGGTGCCATGCTGGCTGGGGTTCAGCCCGGCGATGTGCTTATTTCATACGCTGGCGCTAATGTGACTACGAATGATGAGTTGTCCCATGCGCTTCAGTCTGCACCTGTTGGTGGTGATCTGGTGGTGGATCGTCTCGGGGCTACGGTAAGACTAGCCGTCACCCAATTACCCCTGGGTTTGACGGTTGTGCCGATTGACTATAGCGACCCAGTGAAATACTGGGCAGGAGATGAAGGATTTCTCGACCGCAAGGCCCTGGATGAGCGCGCTGATATTGAGCGCCAGCTGCATGAGATGATCGTCACCACGACGCCATCAGTAGAGGGGCGTCGCGTGCAGCGCATTATCGATGTGGTAAGTGCCGAATGTGTATATGGCATGAACATCTTCGCGGATTTTTTCGCGGCGATAACCGACATCGTTGGCGGTCGCAGTAAAGTGTCGCAAAATCTGCTGCGTGAAGCCCGTCAGACATGTATCAGAGAGTTGAAGCAGGAGGCGCTAGCCATTGGCGCCAACGCAGTGATCGGGGTGCGCCTGGACTACAGCGAATTTTCCGGGCAAGGCAAGTCGATGCTATTCCTGGTCGCGAGTGGTACGGCTGTAGTCATTGAAAACACTGTGGAAGCCTAGCCGCCGTCCCACCAGCGCCGACTTTCTGATTACGGCGCCTGCCCTCCGAACGCCTTCCCCCTGACGAGCCATCCGCGCGCGCGCGAAACTGCGCGCATGCAAACTGTCGTCTATCCCCCTGTTAATCCAGCCCCAGCCACCGCTGAGCAAGTCTGCGGTGGCTGCCGGTTTTTCAAGCCGTCGCGCAATGAGCCGGAGTCCGGGCATCGCTACGGGCACTGCGATCATCAGATCAAGATGGCGCGCGAGGCGAGCGCGCTTTACCCGCAAATCCATCTTTACGACGACACATCCCGCTGCACGATAGTGAGCAGCCTGTCAGGCGCTCGTGTTTTTGAGTCAAAGGAGCCGGAACGTGAAAAAGCCTGAGTGGTTGCGCAGAATTTTGAAGTGGCCGCGTATGGCCGAATGGTTGCTCGTTGCTATCGCCCTTGGCGCCGCCGTCTTCTTTACCGCGCCGCCGCCAGGTCAATACGACCCAGCGCTGTGGCGGATCGCCTTGCACAAGGCGATGCTCGTCGCTACCGGTGGGTGGCTTGCCTATGGCCTGGATCGCAGCATCTATCCCTACGCCCGGCCGGACGTGTTCCTGGTCGGAGGGCGCGAGCTGGTCTTTTCGGCGGCCATGCTGCGCCGCGCGATCATCATCGCTGCCGGCATGCTCGCTATGGCAATGGGGGCGTAATGAGCCGCGACCGCTTCCACGCTATTCGCTGCATCATTTATTTGGTGTTTGCCTTTGGCGTTGCTCTTTTGGCATTGCTCCTTCCGGCTCAGGCGCAAGCCCAAGTGCCGCCCGCCGCCGCGCGTTACCGTGGCGAGCTGGTGCGCCAGTCGCGCCTGGTGTTTGGCCTTGAGGCTCCGGTAGCGGCCCTGGCCGCGCAAGTACATCAGGAATCCGGCTGGCGGCCGGATGCGCACTCCGTTTACGCCCACGGCCTAACGCAATTCACCCCTGACACCGCAGAATGGATCGGCACAATCGACGCCGAATTGGCCGATGCCGACACCGGCAATCCCGCCTGGGCCTTGCGCGCCCTGGCTGTCTATGACCGCTGGCTGTTGGATCGCGTCAAGGGCGCTACCGCCTGCGACCGCTGGTGGGCCGTCGAGCGCTGCTACAACGGCGGCCTCGGCCACTGGCTCAAAGAGGCACGCCTGGCCGCTCCCGCCACTGATCGGGGGGCGATTGATGCCCGCTGCGGCCAGGCATCCCGCAGCCCCAAGCACTGCGCCGAAAACCTCGGCTATCCGCAGCGCATCCTGCTGAAGTGGCAACCGCTCTATATGGGCTGGGGGCCGGGGGTGAAGTGCACATGACCGAGCTGCTAACCCTGCTGCGCGCCGCGTGGCCTTATCTCGCCTGCATCGCCATCGGCGCCGCTGCGGTCGGTGGCGTGCAAGAGCTGCGCATTGACGCGCTCACCAGCGACCACGAGGCAGAGATCGACCGCATGCACGCTGAAGAGACCAAGCGCCAGCTCGGCCTGGCCGCTGCCTGGCGCGCCGAAGCCGAGCGCAAGGCCGCCCTGGCTGACGACATCGACCGCAAGCGTGCAGCGGAAAACCTCTCACTCGCCCGTCAACTTCAGGAGAAAAAGAATGCGCTTGCTGCTGTTACATTCGGCCGGCCTTGCCTTGGCCATGCTGCTCTCGGCCTGCTCAAGCAGCCCGCCGGCGCAAGACCAGGGCTCGACGCAATGCGTCCCGGCTCGCTACCTGACGGACCTGCCGGACCTGCCGCAGATCAAGCGGACCAGGCCGCGGCCGCGGGAGACGACTACGCCACCGACACCGCCGTCGCCGACTGGATCGCCGACGCCAGCAGTCTCTACGAGCAATGCCGCAACCGGATCCGCGACATCCGATGCTACACAGGCGGGGGATGTCAATGACGATCCAGATTGAGTTGTGGGCGCTGCTCTCTACGCTCGGCGGCTGGCTGCTGATTCTCGGCGGCGGACTCTGGACCGTGGCCAAGGTAATCGGCGGCCAGGTTGATCGTCGCCTCAATGAAAAATTCGAGACCCAGGGCAAGTCGATCACGCTCTATGCCGAGTCGGCCGCGAGAACCGCCGATGAATTACGCCGGCTCGAACAGGACTTCCTCAACTGGAAAGGCACCCTGCCGGTCACCTACGTACTGCGTGAGGACTACATCCGTGGGCAAGTTGTTCTTGAGGCGAAGCAAGACACGCAGCGTGCAGAAATCAAGGTGGTTCAGATGCAACTGCAACGCTTAATCGGGATACGCGAAGGAGAGCAGGGATGATCGACCAGGACAAGGCGCGCCGCGAGGGAATGCGTTGGAACCTGCTGAAGGCGTTGCATATGGCGGCACCCTACACCAGCAGCGAAGACTTTCTCGCCGACATCATGCGCGGCATTTACCCTGGCGCAACGCAGGGCGAGGTGCGCAAACAACTCGACTACCTGGCCGACCGTAGGCTGATCGATCTGGTCAAGGATCCGGCTGGTACCTGGTTCGCCGATATCGGACGCTACGGCACAGACATCGTCGAATACACGGTCGACTGCGACCCCGGCATCGCCCGGCCGCCCCGTCTTGGCACATCCTAATGGCCAAGCGCGGCAAGATCGAAAGCCTGCCGGACGATCTGCGGCGCTGGCTGGAGCGCGCGCTGACGGAAAGCGGCTTCAGCGGCTATGCCGAGCTGGAGGAACTGCTCAAGGCCAAAGGCTTCGTCATCAGCAAAAGCGCGATCCATCGCTACGGCCAGAAGATCGAGCGCCGTTTCGCGGCCATCAAGGCCAGCACTGAAGCTGCGCGCCTGCTCACGGAAGGGGCGGCGGACGATCAGGACGCTCGCTCCGAAGCTGTGATCGCCTTGGTGCAGACTGAGCTGTTCGAGAGCATCGTCAATCTGCAGGAAGCTGGCAGCGATGAGCTTTCAGACGTTGACCGGGTCGGGCTGCTCTCCAAGGCTGCCAAGAACATTGCCACGCTGGCGCGTGCTTCGGTGACCGTCAAGAAATTTCAGCAAGAGGTGCGCGCCAGAGCAATAGCCGTTGCCGACGATGTCGCCAACCAAGCTCGGGCCGGCGGATTGTCCGATGAAACAGCCGAACTGATCCGCCGCAAGATTCTTGGGGTCGCAGGATGATGTCCCCTGCTGCGGATACGCCATCTGGGCGCGTGCGTGATTCGATGGAAGATCGCACGCCGATGGCGTTCCTTGGCTATCAGCAGCGCTGGTCTGCCGATCAATCGTCGGTAAAGGTTTGCGAGAAAACCCGGCGCTGCGGTTTGTCCTGGGGGGAGGCAGGTGATACCGCCCTGCTTTGCTCGAAAACCAGCGGGATGAATGCTTTCTATATCGGCTATACGAAGGACATGGCCAAGGAGTTCATCCAGGACTGCGCAAACTTTTCTGCTGCCTACAGCTTGGCGGCCAGCGAAATCACAGAGAGTGAGGAAGTGTGGTTCAAGGGAGATGAGCGCAAGTCGATTTTCATCTACACCCTGCGATTTGCCAGCGGCTGGCGAATTGAGGCTTTGAGCTCTGCGCCACGTAATCTGCGCGGCAAACAAGGTCGAGTGATCATTGATGAGGCAGCTTTCCACGACGACATCAAGGAGCTGCTCAAAGCCGCGCTGGCGCTCTTGATCTGGGGCGGCGAGGTGCATGTGATCAGTACCCACAATGGCGCTGATAACCCGTTCAACGAGTTGGTGCAGGACATCCGCGCCAACAAGGCGCCCTACAGCCTGCATCGCATTACCTTCGACGACGCGGTCGACGGTGGCCTCTATGAACGCGTGTGCTTGCGCACTGGACGCACGCCAACCCCGGATGACAAGGCCAAATGGATCGCCGGCATCCGGGCGCAGTATCGCGACAATGCCGCAGAGGAACTTGATTGCATCCCCAATAACAGCGGCGGCGCCTGGCTGTCGCGAGCGATGATCGAGGCACGGATGTTCGATGCCCCGGTTCTGCGCTGGTCGCCGCCGGCCGATGATTTCATGTTGTGGCCAGACGAGATGCGCAAAGCAGAGGTTCTCGATTGGCTGGATCAGCATGTGCGGCCGTTGCTAGCCGCGCTCGACCCAGAGCTCACCAGCTTTTTCGGAATGGACTTCGGGCGCAGTGGTGACCTGTCCGTCCTGGCGCCTGGGCAGGTCATGCGCAACCTGACGCGCCGGTATCCATTCCTGATCGAAATGGCAAATTGCCCCTTCGATCAACAGCGCGAGATTCTCTATTACGTCGGTGATCGCTTGCCCCGCTTGCTGGCAGGTAAGCTCGACGCCCGCGGCAATGGTCAATACCTGGCGGAAAAAGCCGTACAGAAGTGGCCCCTCAAGGTCGAGGCAGTAATGCTTTCGCAGACCTGGTACCGCGAGAACACGGCCCCATTCAAGGCACGTTTCGAGGATGGAACGATTCTTTTGCCGCGCAGCGCGGATCTGCTCGACGATCTGCGCGCGTTCGAAGTGGTCAAGGGTATCCCCATGATCCCGGACGTGCGCACCAGAGGCGCAGATGGTCAGCAGCGTCACGGCGATGCGGGGGTTGCTTGCCTGCTGGCCGATGCTGCCAGTCGTGCAGAGGGAGTCCCCCCTGCCGGTGCCACCGTGGCAGCAGATTCCGACCTCGGCCAATTTACCCCCGAGCGACTGCGCGAGCGTGGTGCAGTCGGGCATGTATCGGTTTTTCAGAATCGGGCCTACAAGCCCCTATTTCGCCCCCGGTAGGTGTGGATGCCGCCGCGTCACTGCGATAGGCACTTTATAAAGCCCGTAAAGCCGGTTTGCGGGCATGTTGGAGATGGCTATGCCGATGCCGAAATGGCTGCAACGATTCATTGATGGTGGAGAACCCATCGAAACGGCTGAAACATCGCCCGAGGAGCAACCCACCGCCAAACTGCGTGAAGCGGCCGGCGCGAGTGTCGCCGACGATGACGAGGGATGGCGCAAGCTCAGTGGCGACACGCGGCGCGACCTCGGGCCGATTACCCAGGAGCGCATGCGCGAGATCGCCACCTATTTGTGGCAGGCGAACTTGCTCGCCAATCGCCTGGTCGAGCTGCCTCTCGCCTACCTGCTCGCCGAGGGCGTCAAGCTGCAGGTCAAGGATAAAGAGGCCCAGGCCTGGCTCGACAAGTTCTGGAACGACCCCATCAACGCGATGGACCTCAAGCTGGAAAAGCGCGTGCGCGAACTGGCGCTGTTCGGCGAGCAGTGCTACCCCGTGTTCGTCAATGAGGTTTCTGGCATGGTGCGCCTCGGCTATTTAGATCCGGCACAGATCGCCACCGTCGTCACGGATCCGGACAACCCCGAGCAGCCTATCGGCATCGTCACAGTCAAAGGCAAGCATGGCCAGGCGCGCCGCTACAGGGTGATCGTCAACGGCGACGATGAGGAGCTATTCACCAAGCGCACCCAGGATATTCGCGCCACCTTCGCGGACGGCGAGTGCTTCTACTTCACGGTCAATTCCCTTTCATCTGGCGTGCGCGGCCGTTCCGATCTGTTGGCACAGGCCGACTGGCTCGACGCCTACGACGAGTTCCTCTTTGGGGAACATGATCGGTCTCGCTACCAGCGCGCCTTCATCTGGGACGTCGAGCTGTCCGGTTTGACCCAGGAGCAGATCGACACCAAGGCGAAGACCTTCGCCCCGCCAGCACCCAATACGGTGCGCGTGCATAACGAATCCGAAAAATGGTCAGCCGTCTCGCCGGAGATCGGCGCCGGAGAAACGGCGGAAGCGGCGCGCCTGCTGCGCAACCATGTCCTGGGCGGCAGCACCATCCCCGAGCACTGGTTTGGCGGTGGCGGTGATGTCAATCGCGCCGTGGGTGCCGAGATGGGCGAGCCGACCTTCAAGTTGTTCTCGATGCGGCAACGCACGGTGCGCTACATCCTGGAGGCCATCGCCCGCTATGTGCTGCGACAGCGGTCACTTGTCGCCAAGGAAAGCGCCTTCGATCTGGAGAAAGATGAATTCGCGCCCCAGGCCGTCTTTCCCGAGATGGTCTCCCGCGACATCACGCGCTATGCCGCCGCCCTGCAGCAGGTTGTGGTCGGTTGCGCGCTGGCCGTCGAGAAAAGCTATCTCACCAAGAAAACCGCCGTACGCATCATCGCCACCGTCGCCGGCCGCCTCGGCCTGGAGATCGATGCCGAGCAGGAGCTGGCGGATGCAATCGCCGAACGCCAGGCAGAGAGTGATGCGAATGCCGAGGATGATCTTCTCCCGCCAGATGCGGCGGCAGCTGGCGGAGGCGCCGCTTGACCAACCGACTTGGCTGGGGCTGCGCAATCAAGCGCAAGGATGGCTCCGAGTTCCTGGCGGTGGCCGGCAATGGCCTGCTGCCCGCCGTGTGGGCAAACGCCTACAGGAGCTATGCTGTCGCCCACAAGCGGCAACTCATCCAGGAAGGATTCAAGGCGCGCGTCGTGCGGGTGAGATTCTCCTATCCGGAAATCGAGCCTGAATCGCCATGAGCGCAGAAAAGGACTTCGACCGCGAGGTCCGCGACCAGCTCAAGCGCCGCGCCCGCATCGTCAAGGATACGGACGCCGAGATCCGCGCGCTGCTCTCCCGCGCCCTGGAGAAGACGCTGGGGATCCTCGCCGACCAGCCGACCGATTATCAGCTCTGGAATCTGCCGCAAGTCGTCAAGGAGATCGGCGTGGTCGCCGCCGCCCTGGGCGACGAGGCCACCGCAGCGACCGCCCGCGCTGCCCAGACAGCCTGGACGGCCGGCGCCGACTTGGTGGTCAAGCCTTTGGAAATTGCCGGCCTGGCAGCTGCGCAATCGGTGGCGCCGCATATCGACCTGCGCCAGCTGCAGGCCATGAAGTACTTCCTCGCCGACAAGATGAAGGACGTGTCCCTTCAGGCCGCCAACCGCATCAATGGCGAGCTCGGCTTGGTCGTGATCGGTGCCCAGACACCCTTCGAGGCACAGGTGGCGATCCGCGCCATCATCAAGGACAACGCCGCCAGCCGCGCCGCTACCATCGTGCGTGCCGAGCTGCTGCGCGTCTATTCGACGGCCTCCTATGAAGCCGGCGTCGCGGCGGAAGATGCCGGCGTCGGTATGGATAAGGTCTGGCGCCGGTCGAGCAAGGCTCACCCGCGCATCAGCCATGCCCTGGCCGATGGCCAGCGCGTTCCCTGGAATCAGCCCTTCGTGATCGGCGGGGTGAAGATGATGTACCCCCATGACCCGAAGGCGCCGGCCAAGGAAGTCATCAGCTGCGGGTGCGTCATGATTCCGAAGCCACGCGGCTGGGGTTCCACGTTGCCGGACAAGCGGGCATTCACGCGCGATGAGCTGGCGAAGAACCCGACGCTCAAGTCCATCGTCGAGGAACGTGCCGATATGACGGCCGATGGGCGCGGTGCTACACTCAGACCGAACCTGGCGGCGTATGATGTTGCCAAGGCAGGCGGCAAGCATGCTGGCTGGCTCCAGACGCAAGAAGGGTTATCTGACGTCGAGCTGGAGCGGTCGCTCAAGAGTTTCAACCGCCTCGCCGCAAAACATGAGCGCTGGGTGGCGGATCCGGCAAGCAAGGTGGCCGATTTCGCCGAGCGCGATCCGCGCTACCAGCAAGGCTTGCTGTACGGCTGGCGCAGCGACATCGAGCGCGCCCGCGAGCTGGCCGGCATCGTTGAAGGTATTTTGAGGAGTAGGAAAGATGGCAAACCCTGATCGCTACAAGGCGCTGCTGTGCAGTGTGCTGCTGAAGGCGCGGCAGATGGGCGAGCATGTACCTGGCTCCGAAATGGCGCTGGCCTGCTACCAGGTGCTGGAAGTCGCTACCGAAGAAGCCGGGATCTATGGCATCGACCTGGCGGAGCTCGGCCTCGATGGGTTCGATCCCGAGTCCCTGCTCAAGTTGCCGAAACGTGCAGCGTGACGCGTAACAGCGCCTAACCCAAGCCGCCGCCAGGCGGCTTTTTGTTGATAACTCCCATCCGAACGCGTTCCCCCTGACGAGGCCACGCGCGCGCACGTAACCTCGCCTCCGTTGATTCATCCACGATCACGGAGGCAATATGAGCAAACCAGGCAAGAGCGGCGGCACCGCACCGGACGAAACTTCCCAGGACCCGGCCAAGGCCGGCAAAGACGAGGCGACTCAGGGCGGGAATGGCCAAGAGAAATCGTCTCCAGCCGCTGGCGCGAGCGTAAAGGTGTTCGGCGTAGAGATTCCGGTTGCCGAGGATGATCTGCTTGCATCCAAGGACTACGGGGATCACGTCGTCGTTGTAACGCGCGACGGCCGCAAGCTCACCCTGCCGAAGCAGGCCGCGAAGTGAAATTCCCGCCCAATGGTCTGCGCGGCCAGGCGCTGCGTGAAGCGGCGCCAGACTACAAGCGCATCATCGACCTGGTGCGCGGCGCGCTCGATGCCAAGCTCAACGCGGGGCCTGTCGAAAGCCGCAAGTGGTACGACGTCGACGCCGTCTATGGCGACAGCGTCGTGATCTGCCTCGATGGCCGTCACTGGCGCTACCCCTACACCCTGGAAGGCAGCGCTGTCACGCTTGCGGAGCCGCAGGAGGTCGTCGAAACCTACGAGCCGATCCGCGAAGCCGTCGCCGGCCAGTATCTGCGTTTGATCGAGGCGGATGGCGCGCCGGCCGGGCAGGTGTGGGAGATTGATGCCATCTGCGCCGGGCTGTCGCTTAACAATGTCTTTTATTCGGATTTGGTGCTGCGCGAGGCTGTTCCGCAGTTTGACGGTGCTCGCATCTTCATCAAGTCGGACGCCGATCACATCAAGGGTGCAGCTAAGGATGTACGCCAGGTGGTTGGCTGGATCGATGCGCCGCGCTTCGTCGAGGGAGCTGCGCCCGATACCGGCCGCATCGTCGCCACGGCGCACCTGCCCGGACTTCCCGATACCACGCGCGCGCTACTGGTCGAGGCCGTACGCGCCGGCAAGACCGACCTGGTCGGCTTCTCGATTGATGCGTTCGGCGCCAGCGGTACGCGGATGGTCGAAGGCAAAAAGGTGCGCGCCGCCAAGTCAATCACGCGCGTTGATTCCGTCGATTTGATTGTTGAGCCGGGCGCCGGGGGCCGCCTGGTCCGTTTGGTCGAGGCCGCCCCCGAACCCCGTCACTCCCAGGAGAGTTCCATGCGTAAAACGCTGTTGCAAGAACTGCAAGCCAAGGCGCCCGCCGCCTATGCCAAGATCAACCCCGATACGGCCTCCGATGCAGAAGTGCTGGCCGCCTACCGTGAAGCCTTCGCCACAACGGCGCCGGCTGTTGTGTCAGATGTCGGCGCCGAGCCCCTGGCCGAGGTCCGCATGGTCGAGGCGCGCATGCGCGCCCGCGAACTGATCGCTGGCAGCACCCTGCCGCAACCTGCGAAGGATCGCTTGCTCGCCGACTTCACTGGCCGCAGCCGCTTCGTCGAGGCGGACGTGACGGCCGCGATCTCCTCCGAGCGTGACTATCTCGCGCGCTTCGTCGAGTCTGGCCGCGTCGATATGGGTGGGCTTGGCGGCGATATTCAGGTTGAGGATCGCTCCGCCAAGATGGCTGACATGCTCGATGCCTTCTTCAATCCGCAGCACAAGGATCACGGTGCGGTCGGTTCCTTCAAGGAAGCCTACATCGAGTTCACGGGCGACCGCTATGTAACCGGTCGGCTGTCTGACGTGGATCGGGCGCGCTTGCGTGAGTCGGCTGGCGCGTATTACCGTGAAGCGCTGGATACGAGCTCCTGGGCCAATGCCCTGGGCGACTCGATTGCGCGGCGCATGCAGGCTGTGTATACCGGCGAGACCGATCTCCAGGTCTGGCGTAAGGTGGCGGCGGTTGGTCGCGTCAGTGACTTCCGTACCCAGGAGCGCTTCCGGGTGGGTGGTTACGGAAATCTGCCGGCCGTGGCACAGGGCGATGCCTATGCCGCCCTGACTTCTCCGAGCGACGACAAGGCTAGTTATGCTGCAACCAAGCGTGGCGGCCTGGAAACCGTTACGCGCGAGATGATTCTTGCCGACGACGTCAATGCGATCCGTCGTATCCCTGTCGAACTGGCGCTAGCGGCGGGCAACACGCTCTACGAGTTCGTGTTCGATTTCTTTCGGCTCAACGCGTCGATTTACGACGGCAAGGCGCTGTATCACGTCGATCACGCCAACCTCTTCACCGCCGCCCTTGATGCCACCGCTTTCGCCGCGCACCGCCTGGCGATGGTCAAGCAAACACGCGCCGGGAGCGGCAAGCGCATGGGCGTCAGCCCCGCTGTCGTTCTGCTGCCTTATGAGTTGCAGGAGACCGGATACAACCTGTTCGTGCGTGGCCAGAATCTGGATAAGACCTTTGTCCAGACCATCAACCCGGAAGTCATCACGGTGTCCCACTGGACCGATGCCAATGACTGGTGCACGGTTGCCGATCCGATGAAACTCCCGGTGCTGGAAATCAGCTTCGTCAATGGCCAGGAAGATCCCGAGCTGTTTATCCAGGATATGCCCAACGTCGGCAGCATGTTCAGTAATGACAAGCTGACCTACAAGATCCGGCATGAGTACGGCGGTGCCGTCCTGGTCGATGGCGAGAAGGGCACCACCAAGGCGGTGGTCGCCTAAGCCATGCTCGCCGACCTGCAGGCCCTGGTGATGGATCTGGTCCGCGATGCTGCGGGTCAGGTCTCGACCGATCAGCGGGATACAGCCATCGCCCTGGCGGTGGCCAAGTATTCCGCCGACCGGCCGCGCGATGCGGTTGCGGCCGGGGTCAGTACGGACGGCCTGCGCTTGCCGCTGCCGGACCCGTGGGCTGAGGGAATGGATGTCGCCTGGATCGAATATCCCGTTGACGCCATCCCTCCGGCACAAGTGCGTCATATCGTGCATCGCGGCTTGGCTGGCCTTGAAATCCTGCTCGGCGAAAACATCGGCGCTGGTAGCACGGCGCATGTGCACTACACCCAGCTGCATGCGCTATCCGACAGCATCGACACGATCCCGGTCGTGCATCGTGAGGCGGTCGGCGCCTATGCCGCAGCCTGGCTGTTCGAACAACTCGCCGGTTCTGCCGCAGGCAATACCGACAGCACCATTCAGGCTGACAGTGTGGATCACAAGAGCCAGGCAGCGGAATACGCGGCGCGCGCGCGCACCCTGCGCAAGCGTTACGCCGATGTGGTGGTGGTTGCTGATGCCGCAGAGACGCGGCCGGCCAGTGCTGCAGTCAGTTGGCCAGGGCGCAAGCGGTTTCCGGGGCTGGGGGCGCGCTGATGCAGCTCGTACTCGATGCCGGTTCGCTGGGCGTTCTCGACCAGGCTTTTGCGCGCTTCCCGGACTTCGCTCGCCAGGAGCTGAGCGTCTTTGGGCATGCCGCCACGCAATACCTGAAGGGCGAAGTCATTGATCGCACACCGGCAGCCGAAGGGGCGCTGCGCGACTCGGCCTTCACCCGGGTCGAGGAACTGCCTTCCGGCATGATCGGCGTGGTCGCCATGTCGAGCCCTTACGTCGAGGCGGTCGAGCTCGGTACCAAGCCGCACATGCCCCCAATCGAACCGCTGGAACAGTGGGTAAAAACCAAGCTCGGCCTGTCCGGCAAGGAAGGCGCCAATGCGGCGCGCGGTATTCAGTGGAAGATTTTTCACCACGGCACCAAGGGCGCGCACATGTTCGAGAGCGCCCTGGATGCCGGTGCTGCCGAGCTGGAACGGCAGTTCGGCGCAACGATGCAGCGCCTGGCTGATCGGTTGGCAGGGGCTGCGCAATGAGCGATCCGGTTCTCGCCGCCATTGTCGCGCGCTGGGCTGCCGTCCCGGACATCGGTCGCGTGCATGGCTACGAGCGCTATGGCAAGGACGGTGCCCAGATGCGGGCCCTCTACGAACACGATGAGCAGATCCGTGGCTGGTACGTCCGGCGCCGCGCGGTGCGCGAAGTGGCCGCCGTCGTCGGCCTGTCGATGGAGGTGGCCACCTACCAGATCGTCGGCTTCCTTTCGCTGTCGGACGCCAATGCAACGGAACAGGTGATCAACGACCTGGTCGATGCCGGCCGGACCGCGTTCCGCGTGGAACCTACCCTGGGCGGGATCGCCTTCGAGCTGTGCGATTCGACGAGTGACGCGGAAGGCAAGGAAACCGGTATCCAGGTCGAGGGCGTCGGACCGGTGATGTTCGCCGGCGTGCTTTGCCATTGCGCCCAGCTGCGCCTCGTCGTCTCGCGTTATCTCCAGGAGGCATGACATGAAACACGTCGAACGACTGCCGTTTGCCGGCGACGCGCATTGGGGCAAAGGCGGACGCTTTGTGCTGATCGACGGCCGGCGCGTTCCGGCTGAATCGGTCCAGCAGCCTGGGTCGCTCGAATCTCCCGTGGCCGCGCCAAGCGCGCCGGCCAACTCATCCCAGAAACCTACCCGCAGAAAGAGAGGCCAGTAAATGCCGAACCTGATCACCAATCCACAGAGCGCCACCCGCACCGCCGTGCTGGTCAAGCGCGAGACCGGCGGCTATGGCGTCGATGCCACCCCGGACGGCTTGATCGACTGGATCGAGGCGCGCGAGCTTACACATACGCCAAGCGAAGATGAAACCGTCGACCGCAACATTGAATTGCCCTATCACGGCAACGGCGGCACCCTCATTACTGCACAGTGGTCGAAGTTGTCATTCTGGGTAGCGATGGCTGCCGGTGGCGCCGCTGGCGTCGCGCCGAAGATCGCCCCTCTGCTCCTGGGCTGCGGCTTTGCCGAGACCGTCGATCCCGATACCTCGGTGACCTATACGCCGGTTTCCGACGCCTACGGCAGCCTGAGCGCCTATGCCTATGTTCACAAGGAGTGGCAGAAGATGCTCGGCATGCGCGGGGAGCTCAAGGGCTCGTGGTCGGCCAAGGGTCACTACAAGCTGACTTGCGAGCTTACTGCACTCTACGATGTGCCTACCGCCGTCGCCGATATCCCCGCGGTGGATCGCACCGGCTGGCCGATTGAAAAGGCCGTCAACGCAGTTAATACCGCACCCATCGTCATCAACGGTACGAACCTGGCCGCCAGCGCCTTCGATTGGGCGATGGGCAACAACATCGCCAAGATCTCACTGCCTGGCCCGCAGCTTGAAGTCGCTATCACTCAGCGCAAGCCGACAGCGAGTTGCACGGTGCTGGCCATGCCGCTAGGGACCTTCAATCCCTATGCCTTGAAGGATGCGCAGACCGCTATCGCGCTGAGCAACGTCCACGGCACTGTGGTCGGCGCGCGCGTCAAGACCGAGATCAAGGGCACCATCATCGGCGTCGAGCGTACCAAGATCGAAAACATGGCGGCCTGGAACCTGAAGATCGAACCGCGTGCCGTCGATGGCAACGACGAGATCGTCCTGACCTACTTCTAACCAATCACCTAAAGGAAGCCGATATGGCACTCAGAGTACGCAAATCCACCATTCGTAAATGGCCGGTCACTTTTACCCTCATGGTTGGCGACGATCTCGGCGACGTCTCTCCGGTCGAGCAGTCGTTTGTCGCGCACTGGAACCCGATTTCCGAGGCGGAACACGAAGCCTTGCTGAAAGAGACAGCAACGCAATTCGGCGATCCGATGCCGGACGACGACTCGCAGGCAGCTAAGGAAAAACGTGCCAAGCTGTCGCAGTCACAGATCCTGGAGCGCAATGCCTGGTATTACGCGCAACGCATCTGCGGCTGGGGTCCGGAAGTGGCCGGCGAGGATGGCCTGCCGCTGCCGTTTTCGCAAGACGCCCTCAAGGCACTTGTCACTGGCGAAGATGGCAACACGATCAGTGCCGCGTTGCTGGTCGCCGACCGGCAGGTGCGTTACGGGATAGCCCCCGCAAAAAACGCCTCGACCTCGCCCGCGCCTGGGGCCGCTGCCGCCGGCAACGCGGGCGAGGCGAAGACGAGCTGAACGACGCGCTCACGTCGCTCGGCATTGCGGGCGACTTGAGCGTGCCCATAGAAGATGAAGACGAGATCCTCGACGTTTGGCCGGAAAACTGGCTGGTCTGGGATCTGTGGCACATGCTCGGCAAGCGCTGGCGCCTGATCAGCGACTTGGCAGGAACCCGGTACCAGGGACTGGATCTGCAGCAGCTTGAGTCCCTGATGAACATGAAGCGGATCCCGCTGGAAGATCAAGAGCGGCTCCTCGAGCAGTTGGACGAAATGGAGGACGTGGCCATCGAGGCCATCTACGCATGACCGGACGATCACTCGAATTCGGCATCAAGATCACCGCCGATGGTCGCGTGGCGATTGTCGAGAGCGGCAACGTCCGCACGGCGATCAAGGGGGTGGGCGACGAGGCGCGCACCGCTGCCGGCAATACGGACAAGCTGCAGGAGTCGATAGGCCGGGTTGTGGCGACCGGTGCCGCGCTGGCCGGGGTTGGCCTCGGCGCGTCGTTGCTGCGCGATACGGTCCGCGCTGCGGATTCGATGACGAACCTCGAATCCAGGATTCGGCTGGTCACCTCCAGTTTGCTTGAGCAATCAGCCGCATCGGATGCGGTCTTTGCCATATCTCAGAATACCCGCCAGGCCCTGGATGCGACGGGTGATTTGTATTTCAAGATCGCCAAGGGCGGCGAGACCCTTGGCTTGTCGCAGCAGCGGATCATTGGCCTGACTGAGACCATCAGCAAGTCGGTGGCCCTGTCCGGCGCCAGCGCCGAGAGTGCCAAGGCGGCCATCATGCAGTTTGGCCAGGCGCTGGCCAGCGGCACCCTGCGCGGCGACGAGCTCAACAGTGTGATGGAACAGACACCGGCCCTGGCCGAGGCCATCGCCAAGGGCATGGGCAAGTCGGTCGGCGAGCTGCGCGCTATGGGCGAACAAGGTGCGATTACGGTCCAGCAGATCGTGATGGCACTGGAAAAACAGGCGCCGGAGATTGCGCGGCAGTTTGGGGAAATTGCGCCGACAGTTAGCGCCAGTTGGCAGACGCTGGAGAATTCCGTTGTACGTTATATCGGCGACGCCAGCAAGGCGACTGGGGCGACAGCTGCGCTGTCCGGGGCGATAGGCTCTGTTGCAGAGAATCTGCATGCTTACGCTGCTGTACTCGCAACGACGACTGCAGTCGGGCTTGGTGGCCTCATCGGGCAAAAGGCTCAGGCAGTTAAGGCATCTGTCGACGCGGCCCTGGCCATACGTGCTGAAACCGCTGCAACAGTAGAGGGAATGCGTGCCAATGTGGCAGCGCAGGCAGCGCGTGTGGCGGATCTCGAAAGTACGATGGCAAATGTTGCTGCTACGCGCGCAGCTGTGGTAGCCAAGCTGAATGAAGCAAATGCAACGGCAGCTGCATCTGCTGCCGTTGGTGCTCACGCGTACGCAATGCGTATAGCAGCGGAAGCCACTGCAGCTCGTGCTGTCGCAGTGGCTGAGCTTGCAGCCCTAGGCCGCCTGCAAGCGACCACTGAAGCTCAAATTACGGCTGCCACGGTTGCTCACACTGCAGCTGAGAATGCCCTTGCAACTGCGATGGTACGGAAATCGGCTGCGGCAACAGGCGCACGCGCAGTGATGGGAGCGCTGGGTGGTCCGATTGGTGTGGTTACAACAGCATTGATGCTTGGCGCAACGGCATGGATGTTATGGGGCGACCGTGCCGAAGACGCCAGCCAAAAAGCTGCAAAGACCTTGCGCGATGCGCAAGACGCGGCGACCAGGACCGGTAAGGACACTCTGGAAGTGCTGAAGGCCTGGCGCGATACCGTGGCCGTCCAGTACTACGACAACCCGACCCATAACAATCCGGCCCGTGCCCGCCTGGCCGAGCTGGATGCCCTGGTGCAAGCGGAAGAGCGCGCTGCCGCGCGTAGTGTCGCTACCACCGGGCAGATCTCCGATGCCTGGAACAAGCTGCACCTGAACAAGGCGCAGCAGCGTGCGGCAGAAATCAGCGACCTCGACAAAGCCTATGCCGCCGAATCGGCCAAGGCCAAAGGCAATGGCGAGATGCAGCTGCGGCTGGCTGCTGATTATCAGTCCAAGCTCAAAGTCATCAACGACAAATATCGGGACAAGAAAGCTAACGATTCGGTCGATGATGCGACAGTCGAAGCCAACAAGGCCTATGCGCAGTCGATTACCGAACTGATCGGCATCGAAGCCAAGGCCACCGGATCGGTCAAGGACCTGACGGCTGCCGAGCAGGTGCGGCAGAAGCTCATCACCTCCGGAGCCTGGGACAAGCTGGCGCCGGAAACGCGCAAGGTGATCGATGCCTACATTGCCTCCGCGAATGCCGCGCTAGATTCGGCCGAGGCAACAAAACAGTGGTCCGCCGCCGCGAACCAGGCGCAACAGGAAGCCACGAAGAAGCTCGAAACCCTTGAGCAACAAGCCATCGCCTCAGAACAGGAAATCCGCTACTACGGCATGACCGAAGGCGCGATCCAGCGCGACATCGTTGCGCGCCTCGAGGAACGGCGCACCATCGAGGCGGGCATTGATGGCCATGAGGCCACGGTAGCCGCGCTCGACAGGGAGATCGCAGCACGCAAGCGGCTGGCGGGATCGGCTGACGCGAAAGACATGCTCGACGCCAACAAGCGCGCCGCGGCCGACCTGGTGCAGGAATACGCCAGAGGGTACGAGAACATCGAGCGCGGCCTGACCGATGCGATCATCCAAGGCGGTGAAGATGGTCTCGATAGCGTAGAGAAGATGTTCTCGCGCTCGTTGAAGGCGATAGCCGCGCAGCAGTTGGTTATCCGCCCGATCATCCAGCCGATCTATGCGACTGGCGCCTCGCTGATGGGCGTCGATATGAGCAAGGCCGGTGGCAGTTGGGCCACCTCCGGGAATCTTCTACAGACTGGTAGCAATGCCTATTCCCTCGCGTCAGGAAACGTATTTCAATCAGCCGGCGGTTGGGCACAACAAGCCGGGATATCGCTACAAAACGCTTCTTTCAATGTTGGTGGTGAGCCGCTCTACAACTTCGGTCAGTCTCTCTACGATTCAGCTCAAACCATTCAAGCAGCCTCCGATGTGTTCGCATATGCGGCGGCGCTCAACTCGGCATCTGACGGGAAATGGGGCCAGGCGATAGGCCAGGCTGCCGGCTACTACTTCGGCGGTCCGGTGGGTTCGTTCATTGGATCGACGGTGGGTGGCTTTGTCGATGATCTGTTTGGCGGCGGCGGCGGGCCAAAGCCCACCAGCCGCTATGTCAATCGCCCTGGCGACGACAAGACGACGGGCGGACCTGCTGCACAAACGCTGGAAACGTGGACCAAGAGCGCCGTTAGTACCTTCGATTCAATTGCGGCTCTGTACGGCTCTGCCGCTCGCGCCACCTACCAGCGCGCCTACCTGGCCACCGATCCAGAAGGCGACGCCAAGACACAGCTAGACCTGTGGTTGCAGGGCGCCGACCTGAGCACGATCTATCGCCGCCGCGATCAGTACAACGGCCAGACAGAAAACGTCGGCCGTAGCGATGCCGAGCTACAGGCCGCGATGGCCGACACCCTGCGCGACTCGATTCTGTTGGGGGTGGCAAAAGCAGACATCGGCACGCCAGCCGTCGTGGCCCTGTTCGATAAGTTTGAGAACAAGTTGGGTGATTTGTCCGCCACGCGCGGCGACGCCCTGGTGGCTGCCTTAACCGGCAACTGGCTCGATGAGCTGGTCACTGATGCCGGCATGGCCGGCAAGTCGATTGAGGACATTTCCGATGCTGCCGTCAAGCTGGTAAGCGTATCCGCTCTCAAGGCGCCTCTGGACCAGCTTGGGTTTAGCTTCGTTGCACTGGCGCCGAAGCTGGCGACCGTGCTCGGCAGTGTCGATGCAGCTGCCTCGGCCCTTGGCGCGTACTATGGCAACGACGCGTACTACAGTGCGGCGGAACGGCGCGCCAGAACGCTGGCGACGATCAGCGCCGAATTCGAGAAATACGGTGCGGTGATGCCGAAGACCACGGCGGAATGGCGCCGGCTGACAGAGCAGGTGGCGGCGATGGGTGAATCCGGCGCCGAAGCCTTTGCCAAGCTGGTCGGCTATTCCAGCGCGTTTGCCGATGCCGTAAGCACCGATACGGCATCGGTTACGCAGCAAGCCGATGACGCTCGTGCCGCGCTGATTTCCAGATACCAGGAGGAAATCTCCGTACTGGAAAACACTCGAGACAAGTTCGCCGGTTTTGCCACGTCGCTCAAGGCGTTTCAAAACTCGCTACGCCTTGGTGATCTGTCCACACTCTCACCGCTGGCGAAATACGACGAAGCCAAGCGCCAGTTTGACGACGTGTCGCGCCGTGCGCGCCTGGGAGAGACCTCTGCCATCGAGCAGCTGCAGAACGTCAGCCAGTCGTATCTTGAGGCATCGCGCGGCTATTACGCCAGTTCGCCGCAGTACGCTGCCGACTTCCAGTCGGTGATGGATGCCGTCGAGGGAACAGAAACGCTTGCCGAGCGCCAGGCGGGCATAGCAAAAGAGCAGCTCGACACTTTGACTGGGCTAGCCGTCAAATTTGGCCTGGTCGAAGCGCATACCGCCAGCCTCGAGGACTTGATTAGCAAATGGGTCGCTGCCAATACTGCTGCCGGCATCGCTACGCCTGGCGTGACTGGCGCCTCTATCACGACTAGCGGGGTGACCAGCGTCAGCAGTGCCACCGACGAGCAGATGGGGGTTTTCCGGCAAAACTACCTCTCTTCGCTTATCGGGCGCGCTGCGGCCGATCCCTCTCTGGCCGAGAGTGCCGCTGCGCAGGCGGCAAGCGCCGGCTTCTCTGCCGACCAGATTGCCGCCACCTGGAACACTAAAACCGGTTCATCTGTTTCTGGCGCCGATGTGACCGCCTGGGCCCGAGACCTCGGCATCAAGGGGTTCGCTACGGGCGGCGAACACACCGGCGGTCTGCGCCTTGTAGGGGAGCGCGGCTGGGAAGTGGAAGCCACCGGCCCGGCGCGTTACTGGAACCAGGAGCAGCTTGGCCAGGCGCTTCGTACTTCCACCTCGGGCGACCGCGAGACGCTGGGTGAGTTGCGGCGTCTCGCCGAGCGTCTCGATGCACTGATATCTGCCGTCAATGCTGGTCAGGCTGTGAACGTACAGCAGGCGCGCGAGCTCAGGCAGCACCTGTCAGCGGCGATGTCGCTGACCGCACGGAGGGCAGCGTGAGCAAAGCCATCGCCCTCTTTGAAATCGAAGCCTATCGCCTGGCGGATGGGGTTCTGGAAACACTGCGCTTCTGCGATGGCATCGCCTGGCGCACGCGCCCTACCGAGACGCCGGCCAATGCGCTCTACAGCCCGCGCATCGCCGATACCGGCTGGACACGTACAGATGTGTTCTCGGCGCCGGGCAGTTATGGCCGCGTGACACCCGGTGAAGTCGTGCTGATCGACGCGGACGGCACGCTCGGTACCAGGCTGCTCGGCTATTCCTTCGGTGGCCGCCGTATTACGCTCCGCCTCGGCGAGCGCGGCGCGGATTATCCGTCTGGCTACACTGTCGTGCTCGCGGGTAGCCTGTCCGGCGAACCGTCTTACAGCATGGGCCGTATCACCTTCCGTCCGGCCGATCTCGCGGGAAGCATGCGCAAACCGTTTCCGGTGCCGGTCTATGCCGGAGACAACGTACTGCCGGATGGGTTGAATGGCGTTGATGACATCAAAGGCCGCGTCAAGCCGATTGTGTTCGGCCTGGCCAGCAACATGACGCTGATTTGTGTCAACACCAGCAAGCTGATTTATCAGGTGCATACTGCGCTTCCTGCGCTGACCGCTGCTGTGACCCTCTCGGCCTTGCGTGATGCTGGGGTTCCGCTTTCGGCAGGCGGAGCGTATGCAACCGTTGCTGATCTGCTCGATAACGCCCAGGCGCCCGCTGGTGGTTATTACAAGGTCTTGGCAACCGTGGCTGATGGCACCTATGTGCGGATCGGAATGAAGCCGGCCGGTGCCTTGACGGGGGATGCCGCCTACGGCAACGCAGCAGACCGCACCCACGCCCAGGTATGGCGGCGCGTGCTGCTCTGCATGGGCGTCGATAGCGCCGACATCAGCGCTGCCGACGTGGCTGCCCTCGACGCTGCGCTGCCGGGTGAAATCGAATTCATGCTTGATGACGAGCGCGATGCTGACCAGGTGCTCAACGATCTCGGCGACAGCGCAGGCGCTGCCTGGTATGGAGATGATCTCGGTAAGTGGCGCATCACTCAATGGACGGCGCCGGTAGGGACTCCCGTGGCCACACTGCGAGAGCTGCGCACCATCGACATGGATCTTGCCGATCCTGTCGGCAATGGTGATGTGGCGCCTGCCTGGCGTGTTGTCCTCGACTATGGGCGTAATTGGACGGTTCAGGCTGATGCCGACCTAGGCGGCGACAAGACCAGCCCGAGCGATAGTGTGCGCGCTCCTGGGGGCCGCGCCGGCCTGGCTGCACGTGCCTGGCTCGGGCAGGAAATGCGCAGCGTGCCGGTCGATGATGCAGCCATCAAGACAGACTACCCGCCTGCCATCGAGCTGCGTTTGACCAGTCTGCTAGCAGATGCGACTCAGGCTAGCAATTTCGCAACGTCGCGCTTTGGTCTATACAGCGTCGCGCGGCAGATGACGACACTGACTCAGCGGCTCGACGCGACGCAGATCGGCACGGTACGTCCGGGAGCTGTGGTGATGGTCTATGGTGATCGTTGGGGTTATGCGAATGGTCGCTTGATGCGTGTGGCGGGCGCATTGATTGATCAGGCCGCGAAGCGCGCGCAGCTGACGGTGTGGGGGTGACAGTGGATAACGTAACCTTTGGTGCATTCAACTGGTTATTACCCACGATAGCGGTCACTCCGACCGTATCGTTCCCAGCCGGATCCGGCTGGATAGATCCCGAGCTGCTGACAGGTCCCGTGCTATCCGAGATGGCGCGCTGCCCTTCGGTCGATCCTGCTGATACGCAGATGGTTTGGGACATGGGAACCGAGCGAGCCGTGCGGGCGCTGGCCATGCCTTTTCATAGCTGTACCGTGGGCGACCGTGTCCGTGTCCAGGTGGCAACCGATGCGGCTTTCTCCAGCGTTGTCATCGATACCGATTGGCAGGATGTGGTCGGCGAGTGGTTCCCCTTCGGTTCGTTGCCCTGGGGCCATCCGAATTTTTGGGGCGGTCTACCGACCGCCGAAGACCTCGACGGCTACTGTCCGCCCTGGTTTTATATTGCTGACGCGGCGGTCCTTGGCCGCTATGTTCGCTGGCTATGGGATGTATCCGGCAGCACCCTGGGCTATCTCGACGTCGGCCGGCTATTTGTCGGCGATGTCGTACAGCCGCGGTACAACTTGTCCTATGGGGTTCAGGTCGGCTACGTCGATAAGAGCAAGACAGAACGCTCGCGCGGCGCCGCCTTATTCGGCGACCAGGAGGAAAAATACCTATCCGCCTCGTTTGCCCTTGATTATCTATCGCAGGAAGAGGCGATTGGCCAGGTGATGGAAATGCACCGCCGCCTCGGAACGACTGAACCGTTCTTCTGGGCCTACAACCCGGCCGATGGTCTGGCGCTGCGCACCAAGCGCATGTTTATGGCGCGTTTTGCTTCGCTGGACAAGATCGAACATCCGAAATACGGCATCTATGCCGTCCGCTGCAATATCGAGGAGTACAAGTAATGGCCTGGTCTCTTACCCTGAACAGCAAAACCTACACTGATGCGGACATGGCCAAGTATGGGTATATCACCAAGCTGCCGATGCTGCTCGCTGACCTGGCGCTTGAGATAGCCGCACGCCTTGCTGAGATGGTCGGCTACCGTGACGCGGCGCAAGCCGCCGCCGCATCGGCAATCCTCGCCCCCGGCACTCAGGCCACCAGCGCCACCAGCTTTACGCTAGGGCTTGGCAGTAAGGCTTTCACGCTTTCGCAGGCCGGCAAGCTGATCCCGCTGGGCGCGGCAGTCAGTATTGCGCGCACCAGCGATCCGACCAAAGTCTGCTACGGCATCGTAACGGCTTTCGCCGATCCGGTCTTGACGGTTAATGTCACCAAGGCCGATACCGTCGCTGGCCCTTACACCGATTGGACGATTGCTCTGGCCGGTACGCCGGGGCGCGACGGCAGCTTGATCCTGCCGACCGCCGCCGCTGTGGTCGGTGGCGTCTGTACGCTCGACCTCAATTCCGGCAACTACTTCACCGTGTCGGTAGGCGCGAATATCACGTCGTTTGTAGTCAGCCATCCGCCCGCCAGCGCCGGGCAGATCATGGTGTGTTTGTCCTACACCGGCCCCTACAGCGTGACGCTTCCGAGCGCCTGGAAGCCTGCCGGCACCGCCGCGCCAGTGCTGACCGTACTCGACGGTCAGTCCGATTTGTTGCGGCTCACGACTACAGATGGCGGCGCCACTTGGCTGATGGAGGTGATGGGGTCGATTGCGACGACTGCGAACCCACAGCGCCTGTTCGAGCTGCAAGTCGAACCCTATAACGGCTTCGGGTTGTACCTGGGCACCGTGGTGCGCAAGGGGAACTATATCTATGCCGCCAGCACGATCTATCAGCAGTCGAACCTTTACTACCGCGTGCATGTGGCGAAATACGCGCTGGACGGGACGCTCCAGTGGCAGGCCGCGCGGAATGCGTCAGGCGGCCAGACTAATGTGTTCGGCGTCCTCGGGTTGGATGTTGATTCCGCCGGTAACGTGTGCGTGTTGGTTAACGATACGAACGCCGGAAAGGTCGAGCTGCTGAAGTTCACCAGTGCCGGTGCGCTGTCATCGCAAACGGTCATGCACACGCTTCCTCTGGACGGTAATAGCGGCTGGGCGCGCCCATTCGGTGCGACTAATCAATGCGCGCCGGCATTGCTGCGGATCGACGGCAATGACAACATTTATGTCGGCCTGCGCCGCACCTCGACAAACGACCGGGCTGTCGTGGCGAAATTCAATAGCGGCCTGGTGTTGCAATGGACGCGTGAGCTGTATCTCGCTGCCGGCCATGTCTTGCCGATGGCGCTGGATATCGACTCGACCGGCGCGGTTTTCTTTTCCGCCGCCCGCAATGACAACAGCCGGTCGGTGATCGCCAAGTGGGATACCTCCGGCGCCGTAGCATGGAAGGTCGAAGTCAACAACAACGGGGTCGGTGCTAGCGTATGTGCGCCTGATTCGTCCGGTCGCATCGCGGCCCTTTACCGCAACTTAAATGTCGTGCACGGCATCGACTCGACCGGTGCGAAGTTGTGGGGAAAAACGCTAACTGGCTTTACCGGTGAATTCGCGCGGATTGTGAACGGCAAGGTCGTGGTCGGTGGAAATTACAACAACGTGCCGGCGCTGGTAGCGCTCGACGTGGCGACCGGCGCGCTTGCTTGGGCCATTCAGTTGCAAGTTGTTTCCAGCATAGACGGCGCTACCGGGCTTTATTTCAATCACTTCACCACTGACACCTACGGCAATTTTTACGTGCACATATGCGCATCGCAGACGAGCCCGAGTGCCTCCATGCAGACGGTGCTTGTCCTGCCGCACTATGTCGCCTCGGCCCCGCTGCCGTGGGTTTTCGGCAATGTCACGATCAAGGCCATTGCCAACCTGTCATTCAGCAGCGATGGCAACACGCTCGCAGCATCGAGCGTCAGCGAGGGCGCATCTGCCATCACCAGCGGCGCCGCTGCCGCCACCTCGGACAACAGCGCACCTCATCCGGTGACTCGCTACATGGAGCTTTGATATGTGGATCAATCCCGAAAATGGACAAATCGACGCCGGCCGTGAGTGCCCGGCAGGATCGGTGCCGCTGCTGGTCGAGGAAAAACCGGTGGTTGACCTGTGCCAGGTGGCGGTGCTCGATGCGCCGGCCCTGGTCGATAGAGAATGGCGGCGCGGCTGGCGCATCGAGGCGCGCGAGCTGGAGAGTGCACGAGCGGATATGTTGGCGGCAATCAATGCCGAACGCGACCGCCAAGAAACACTGGGATTTACCTACCTCAACAAGCGGTTTCAGTCGGATGAGCGCAGCGCGGCGCGGATCGCCAATGCAGCCCTGACGGCAACAACGGCGCTGGCGACCGGCCAGGCGTTTAGCGTGGTTTGGGCGGCGGCAGACAATACGGCGGTAACGCTCGACGCTGCCGGCATGCTTGCCATGCAGGCGGGCTTGACCGGCCGCGCCGCTGACTTGCACTACTACAGCCGATCCCTCAAAGAGCAGGCGCTAGCCGCAACCACGATTGAGGAACTGGCTGCCATCGACATCGAGGCAGGGTGGCCGGTGTGA